TGTTCGCTGCTTATGAAATAGCAAATGGTGAGAGCCTACAGGCCAACGACTCAGGCCGCAAAGTATCCAAAGAAAAAGTTGATGTTATCGAGGTGGCTTATTTTGAGAGTTCAGCCACGGAAGCGAGCATTCGCTATACTAGGGTAGATGATGAATTAAGCGCGCTATTGGATTCAACCAGCTCGCTTACACTAGCAAGGACGTAATACAATGGATGGGACTTTTGTACATAAGGGATTACCAGACGATCTACTTACCCCACAGTCTGAAACGGCTAGGCGGCTAAAGGTTAGCGCTCAATCGGCAGTTGTCGAAAGAATGTCTAGCGGCCAAGTGTTTGTAGGGGCTGCTACCCGTACAGGGGTTATCCCAACCAACCTTTTTTACACAGCGATTGAAACAGGGGCCAACTGGCTTGTGGTTGATAATATCGATGTGGAGTTTGATTTTAGTGCGATATCGGATGGCAAGTTTACGTACAACGTGACGGGCTATGTGGAGATATCGGACATAAGCGATTTCACCTATAGCGGTGGAACTACGCTGCCAATAGGTCGAAGCATGAATGCTGCCCTGATTAATACTGCACCCACCACTATGGTTAAGCGCGACGTTACGGCTGATACGTTAACCGGGCAAGCCGACTACCCGCTGTTTTATGCGTCTTATTTCATGGATACGAGCGGCAACAGACAAACACTAACCTCGACTAAAAACTCTTTTTTTGGCGATGGCAGGCTGATAATGATACCGCCTAATTCCGTTGTGTTGGTTGAGAGCAGTGCAACAGGAACCACGGTTGAGCCTGTAGATATATCGTCGGTATTTTTTACCCGCGAATTCGCAGCAGAGGATTTATTTTAGATGGCTAGTTTTTACGGCAATATGCAGGCAACATCGACCAAGCTTTTAACTAAGTACGGCAGCCCAGCTAGTTATGTGATTGAGCGCACCACTGGGGCTACACTAGACCCGGTTACAGGCGACTACACAGGCGGTAGTGCAACGAACACCACGCTGGTTGGTATCGCCACAAAGCTCCCTAAGACGCTTATCGACGACACCCGTATACTGGCCACAGACAGCATGTATATTTTTGACCCTGCTTTCGAGGTGGTTATGTCCGATGTGTTGGTGGATGGCGGTGTGAGAAAGGTGGTGGTTGATGTTGCAGCCGTGAAGCCAGCCGACGACGTTGTGATGTATAAGGTGATCGCCCGTGGCTAAGACGGTAGGGTTTGACCAGTTGGGGCAAGCGTTATCCAAGATGGTGGCCAAGGCCGCTGGTCAAGGCATGGAGGTTAGCAGTAAGGTTTATCGCGCTTCTGGCATTCAGTTGTTTAGTGATGTTATTGAGCGCACGCCGGTTGATGAGGGTAGGCTGCGAGGTAATTGGTTTGTGTCCGTTGGTAGCCCCAGTAGTGAAACTACCAGCTCAAAAGCAGCACAGAACCCGGCCAGCAAAATGCCTAAAGATGCTATCAAAAAGAAAGTATTTTTAACCAACAATCTACCCTATGCTGAGACTGTTGAGTTTGGCAAGTTTGGCAAGGGCGACGGCAAGACTGGTAAGACCACTGGGAGCGGCTATTCAAGTCAGGCCCCGGCTGGTATGATGCGTATTAGCGTAAGGCGGTGGCCCGCAATACTCAAAACAATTGCAGCAAAGCAGGCGGCTAAATGACAGTCTACGACACACATCAAACGCTCATGCAATCACTTGAAGATTTAGCGCTGGGGCTCGATACCGCTTACGAGAATGCGGATTTTACACCGCCCGATAATGCGCTATGGCTGGCAGCAACTATAATACCCGCTGGCGTTGATTCATTAATGAAAGATTCGCTAGGGCTTGATGACCGTGTGGGCATATTTCAGATAAGTATTTATGCACCATCCGGGACTGGCACAGGCGAATCATTACGCCTAGCGGAAACATTAACAAACTACTATAAACATGGCCTACAATTAGACGATGTTTTTATTGCCGCCTCAGGGCGCAATGGTGGCAGAAATACCGACGCATGGTATATAATCGACGTATCAATTAATTACACAGCAACAACGCAAAGGGTTTAAATTATGTCAACTACAGGCGCAATTAACGGCACAACTGTCGTAGTAGCAATGGGCGACGGCGAAGTGGTAGAAGCTTTTACTGCCATCGGCGGCCAAAACTCGCACTCAATGACGTTAAATAATGCGATCATTGATGTTACAAATAAAAGCTCGGCCTCGTTTCGTGAGCTGTTAGCGGACGAGGGTACGCAATCGCTTGATCTAAGTGTTGAGCTTACTTTTAATAGTGAAGCAACATTCACACTATTGAAGGCTGCGGCCTCTGCTAAGACGGCTGACAACTACCAGATCGCCCGTGGTGGTGAAGTTATCGAGGGGCCGTTTATGATTGCGTCCTGGGCTGAGACTTCACCAGACGGTGACAAGCTTACAGCTAGCGTAAGCCTTCAATCACAGGATGCTTGGACGATCGTATAAATGTCAACCATTGGAGCTTTAAACGGCACTGATGTATTTTTGCGTGTGTTCGATGGCGTTAATTGGTTAAATGTTGGCGGGCAGGTTTCCCACTCGTCAACATTTAATACAGCGTTGATTGATATTACGAATAAATTTAGCGGTTCTGTTCGTGAACTACTGTCGGGCGAAGGCTCGCAGAACATGGACGTTACTGCGGAGTTTATTTTCGTTTCCGATGCAAGTTTTAACCTCATGCAGCAAGCCGCGAGAACCCGGTCGATCATGCTTTTCCAAGTATGGCGCGGCATGGGTGACGTTGATGAACTTGCTATGGCGGTGACTTCTTTTGCTGAAACTGTTAGCGATAGTGCTGCGGTAACGGCCTCTATTTCGTTTCAATCGTCCGACGCTATACAGCGATCGCTTGCTTTTGAATTCTTTAATGTTACGCCAGAGGGGCAGTTTTTGGTCGCTGGTGACATACCTTTTGCGGTGACAATATGACATATACAACAGCAAAGAGCGGCCCAGAAGTAGACCGCCTTTTAGACCTTGCACAGGAACCGCTAAGCACTGAGGTGGATTTTAACGCCCGTGTAGAGCAGAATAAAAACCTCTATGCAGGTAGTGGGTTTATTGAGTATGGGAAGCGTTATGACTCTTCTAGCTATGCGGCTGTCAATGAGGGGATGCAATCCGGCAATCAGGTTTCGGGGTCGGGCTTAGAGCAGTTGTATATGGGTAGTGATGCTAGCGGCACTCCTCTTGCTGGGGTAAGCAGAAACCCAGAGCCTTTAGTTAGTGTTAACGGGGTTACGCAAAAGTTACATTATGTAGACTCAACCTCTGCTTTGCTTTCAAACGCTATTTCATTCCCACCAGCCCCAGACGGTACAGCGACATACGATAGCACCACTGGGGTTAAGACTGTCCACGTTGATACGGCGACGGCTTTTGCGAGCTTAGAGAAAGCTGTCAATGGTGATTTTGCTACCGACACCGACTGGACTAAGGGCACTGGCTGGACGATAGCGGGCGGTGTGGCTAACAAAGTCTCGGGTGTTTCCGGAACGTTCCTTACGCAGGCGGGTAGCCTTATTGAAGGGGCAGACTACGAGGTTGGTTACACAGTTAGTAACTACACCGGCACAGGCAATTTTAGTGTGCGGGTCGGTGGTTTCAGTGGTGCCAATATCACGGCTGACGGTACGTATACCGAGATTATCACAGCGGGGTCAACGGGCGGTATTGAGATATTCGCCATTAACTCAGGCATGGGTGCTGATTTCGAGAATATTTCAGTAACCAAAGTAGGTGAAGACGTAATCACCAGCCGCAAAGATTTCGTAATGCTAGAGTCATGGCATGAGGTTATCAGCGATAAGGGGGTAGTTTATCCATTAGGCAATGTGCAGTATGGCGCTACTACGTGGGAAGGTATTACCCTGTCTAATGGTTTAGTAGCCCAAGGGTACAGTGCCTTTGGTGAATGGGATGCTGTTACAAAAGGCTACGGCGCAACATGGTCAGCACTAAGCGAGGCCAACAAAGCCACGTTCTTAGCCGACCCAGAAAACAATATATATTTGAATGTCGATGGCGACTATGTACAGGTGCGCTATCGTGTGCGTGTTATTGAAGGGCTGGGTGATGATTGGTCTAATGTTGATCCGCAAAGCATCGGCATTATTAGTTATGATAGCAACAGCGCTACCAGGGTAAAAATTCGGCAGGGCAACACTACTGTCGATGATTTCAGCTCGACTATAAACTTATCATACCGCGCTTCAAACGATGCAGAGGTTGCGCTGTCAACTAAGAACGCAGGGCTTTACGGTGTTAATGACGACGCTGGTGTTGATGCCCTACGCCAGTTTTCAGCAGCCATCCCCATTGCCCTAGTGCAGCGCAGGAACCTCGGCACGTACCACCCAAGCTTTAACCCATTCGGTACGGGTAAGCAGATAAACACAACAGTTAATGGGTGGGTGGATTGGTATTCTTCTGTTGCAGAACCCGCCTTTTCAACAGAGCAGTGTTTGACCAGATTAGCCGATGGTGGCTTACGGGAAAACAACGGCGCTATAGGTGATATATCGGGTGGCACTGCCGGTGCTGGCAGACCAGACGAACTTTATTACAATGCAATCTACGCAGCAGACGTAACCGATCTACGTAACAGCGCCCGCGCTGATGATAAGAGCGTGGACTACTGGCTTAATAAAGCAGTGGCTAATGACCTGCGCCATTACGTGAATGAGGGTACGCCTTATACGGTTGTTAAAAATAGGGGTGTTGTTGAAGCTTACCCCACCAACACTCTCGCAGGTTTGGCCGTTACTGTCGGAGATTCTAACGATTTTGCTATTGGTGACTTTGTTGTATTTATAAACCAAGCAAACGTAGCAGTAACGTATGGTTATGTTTCAGGGGTGACAAGCTCATCACCCGACTACATAAACTTAACAGACACCTACACCAACGCGATAGCCAATGTTAACGATGTAGTTTGGACAAGAACCCTTGGCGACGTTTACACAATCCTAAAAGTCGAATACCAAAAGCATGAACGCGAAACTTTAACGTGGACTGATGTTATCGGTGATCCTGCGAATTACCCTAGACAATGGACGGGGGTTATTGATTGGACAACAGCGGATGGCTCGCAAACCGTGACAACGGGCAGCGTGGTAGAGATCACCGCAGCCCCAGTTGCAGGCACCATTGGCAATATTTATATGAGAATAGGTGCCGACTTAGGCCCTATTGATTTAGCTACCCTTGACTACACCACCACGGCAACGTGGACAGACCTTGGCACCAAAGCCGAGTTCTTAGCCAATGCAAAAGGCTTTGAAGGCTTCCCGCTGTTGTATGGTGAGGGCGGTGAGGACTTGATACCTGATGGCACACTTCAAGCTTTCAAAATGAGCCGGAAAGTTATCGACGCGCAAGGGTTGAATTTTACCGACGACGGTGGTGTTAATTGGACACACTCTACCACTTGGGATGCTCAGATTGAGGGGACAAATAACTCAAACGAAACTACTGATGTAATAGGGCGTGTGCGATTAGTTAACTACGAAACCCCCGCCCATATCTTTACAGATAGCGACAATGCGGCGGTGTTTGATGCTGCGATCAGCAACGCCAAAGCAGCCCACCATAACAACATCACGAATGGAGTCATGCTTTCTAGTGAAATGATAGGCAAGATTTCCGTTAGCGGGGTATCCCCTTACGCGGCTACCAAGACCCTGGAGGATTATGTTATTACCTCTAGTTTGAAAACGGATGTTAACTTCAAGCCTACCCACACCACAATAGGATTATCAAGCAGCACCGTATCGCCTGCGGTTAAGAGTTTCGCCTACCAAGTTGAGGCCAGCAATCAGCTTATGCTAAACGCTGTTTATAAAGAGATGATATTTGATGTTGATTGGGGGGATGATAACCAATTCGTTATTACCGATGATACCACTGCAGCAACCGACGATAATGGCAACACTATCTTGGTGGGTACCAAACAAACTAAACTACCATTCTTTGTAAGGGAGGAATCATAATGCCTAGTTATTTACAGGCTGTAGCGATACTTTTAGTTTTTTTGGTGCTGTGGGGCGGCTGGTCGCTCCGCAAAGAAAACCTGAAAGAGTATTTTTCAACGCATGACGGCAAGGGCATACTAAAGGGTATTGTTATTGTTGTGGTACTATTCGCCTCTATTGCATTATTAACAGGTTGCAGCAGCGGTACTTTCTTTAACGATGCTAGTATATTTGCAGGGCTGGACTACACCAAAAAGGTTAGCCCGCAATGCGCCCAGGGTGGTGTAGATGACCACAGCACAAGCAATGTAGGGTTGGATGTCAATGCTTACCGCTCAAACGATGGAAGGGCAACCGCTGGGGCAAAGTTGACGCACCACTCATGCGCCTTTGGTAGAGATTCTAAATCATACGACGCCCTAGGTGCGTATGCTGAATATAAATTTTGGAGCAGGTGGTAATGACTGATTTAGCATATTTTGAGCAAACAAATAGCGTACTTGTTAGCGCCCCAGAATACAATGAGGACGGCGAACTGTCGGCCCCCGCTGTTTATGAGGACGTTGTAAGCATTAAGCCCAGGCCAGAGTCGAAAACCCTAGCCGATGTTGATCGGGTCATGGCTAAGCACACACCAAGCAGGCCCGATGTAATTGACGGCTGTATAGCGCTTTACCTTGATGGCCTCCAATGGGATTGGCTAGAAAGCTATCAGGTATGGGTTGATCGTGCGGCAACGGCTGAGGCGTGGAACGAGGCAAACGCGGGCACGCTGTCACACGTTGTCACAGAGCGCGTGATTAACGACGACGAGACAATAAGCTATGTTGATACTGAGGTATTTCATAGCGCTGTAGCTATCCCTATCGAGCCCACAAGGCCCGATGTGCAAACCACTACTGATTGGTTTGAATCGAATATAAACTACCGCGACGAACGCCAAGCACGCTATATACGCGAGCTGAGCGAGGAGGGTACGTTTGAGAAGACCATAGGCGATATGCTTGATGCCGTTGTGGAAATGCTGCTACTGGGAAACAGTGACAAACTGGTAGGCATAGCCACCAAAATAAATAATATAAAAACTGATATACCAAAAAGGGGTTAGTTGATGAATGGTTACAAAGGCGAGACTTCCATAGAGCTTTACGGTAAAAAATACCCAATGACGTTCAACATGAATGTTATCGCGTCGTTTGAAACAAACACCGGTAAAGATTTCAACAACACGGCAATCAAAGCCATTAACGCTTATAAGAACTCCGCCGATGCCGGCTCGGTGGCTGAGCGGGCCGAGATAATGACCGGCGCTATCTCTATGAGTGATGCGGCGTGGTTGTTCTTTTTGGCTGCTAAAGAGGCTGATAAAGTTGTTGAGTTTGAAGAAATGCAGGAAGCCGTGATGCTTGAGGGCTTTCTAGCCCGCGAACATGACGATGGTGAGCTTATAATGAGCTACCCTATTCGGTTTGTTGAGGCGGTATCATTCGCGACAATCGGCATACTGGATGATTTAAAAAAAAAGAAAGTGAGCGAATCAATAGAAACCAGTTTAAAACCTTCATAGAACACAATCAAACAGTGGAGCCTATAGGCATTCCAGAACTCTATAAAATGGCGGTGCTGACATTAAAGATAAGCAGCGCCGAGTTTTGGGGTATGCCGCTTTTTCTATTGTCTGACCTGCTATATACTAATGCGGGCGCAACACGCTCCAGGGGTATGACTCGTAAAGAGCTGCTCGATATGGAGCGCGAAGCTAAAACCAAATACGGATGGGTCTAGGTCATGGCAACTGTAGAAAAATTGATCGTCGAGCTTGATGCCAAAGTCGATGGCTACGTCAAAGAAATGAAGGGGGCCGAAAAGGTAACTGACAAAGCCACCAAAAACATGCGACAGGACACTGATAAAGTATCTGAGGGCTTCGGCAAAATGTCGTCGTCGGTCAAGGTGGGTGCAGCAGCTATAGCCGCAGCAGGCGCGGCGGCTGTTGTGATGACCAGAGCTTTAGCTCAGAACGCAATGGAGATAAAGAACAACGCCGCCATGGCTAGGACGTCCGTTGAAGAATTCCAGGAGCTGGCATTCGCCTATAGCTCTGTAGGTATCGAGGCCGACAAGTTTGCAGATATTTCCAAAGATGTAACAGACCGAATCGGTGATTTTCTTCAAACAGGTGGCGGGCCGCTGGCTGATTTCTTCGAGAACGTAGCCCCGCAGATTGGGCTAACCGCAAAAGAGCTGAAAGGCTTGAGCGGTAACGACGCATTACTGGCTGTTAAAAAAGCAATGGACGATGTGAACCTGTCAGCAGAGGAGCAAACATTTCACCTTGAAGCCATAGCCGGGGATGCCTCAAAGCTTATTCCATTGCTTGCCAATGGTGGCGCTGAAATGAAGCGCATTGCAGCAGAGTACCGCCTATTTAATACCGCCCTTTCTGAAACTGAGATTGAACAGCTAACCGAAATTGACCGCAAATTTTCCGCAATTGGTGAGAGTATCACCACAAAGGCCAGTAAGGCCGTGGCGTTCTTTGCTGATGATATAGTTGATTTGTCCGACGATATGCTGGTGGCGCTGGCTGAGGTAGAGGGGTTCTTTGCTAGTGGGGAGTTTAGCGCAAGAGTTGAGGCGCTTGGCACGCTATGGACGTCAGCGTTTGATCTTGGGCCAGCGCTAGAGCTATTTAAGGAGGGCACTGGCAGCGTGAAAGGGGAAACCCAGCAAACCATTGATTTTTTAATGGATGCTTTCTTGATGTTGCCCAACAACATCGCCGCGATTATTAAAATATCAGTTGAAGAAATTGGCAACATGCTCCGCGAGATAGAAGAAAGAGCGCTGGAGGCCCGTATAACATGGAATGAAGCATGGGGCGACGACGAGGAAGCTAGCCTATTAAAAGCTGAGCTTGGTCGCCTTCAAGAGTTCGATGCTCTTATGGACGAATCCAGCGCTGCCGTTATTGACGACATACTAGCCAAGCGCGATGCCGATGCCGAAGCGTTCGAGGAATCGATGGAGCAGGCCGACGAACTGGGCGAAAAGCACGCCGAGATTAAAGAGGCGGCGCACGAAACCGAGCTAGAAAACATAGAGGCCATAAACGAGGCGAAGGAAAAAGGCAGCAAGAACAAAGACGCAGACCCGATTAAGCAGGGCGAAAAGGAGGCCAGCTCAGCTAAAAAAACGAGCGGCTTAATCCGTAAGGCCGAAGACGAAAAAGTAAGAGCTAAACAGGATTCAGTGAATACAGTGGCGGTGCTAAACTCCGCACTGTTTGAGGATAACAAGGCTGTCGGTGCCGGTATCGTTGTTGCTGACACGGCAATAGCTATCGGTAAGGCAAACGCTCTAGGCTACCCGGCAGCCATTCCTGCTATCGCATTCGCAGCGGCCACGGGCTTGGCTCAGTTGGCAGCCATCAAAGGTGCTTCAAAAGGTGGCGGCTCAATTAGCGGTGGCAGCGGCTCAATAGGTGCGGCCCCCACGGGTGGCTTAGGTGGTGACGACGACGACACTTCCACTCTAGCCGTATCAACATCTGGCACCGAGAGCGTGGGCGGGGCCGTGATAAGCTTTGCCAGTGATAGCGGTGATGATTTCATGGATGCCCTGGCAGGTAAATTTAATGAAGACATAGCCAGCGGCAAAATACAAATTAGCCAGGGCGGTGAGGCCACATAATGAAGCTTACAAAATCTAATTTAATAGTCGGTGTTACGCCCTCATTAATAACCGGCGGCGGTAGCGGGGCATTGTCTGAGCTTACCGTTCCAGATCACAGCCTTGTATACACTGGTGATAATACCGAACCGCTAGAATTTAGCTTCGGCGCTGTTACGTGTGGCTATGTTGCCGTGTCAGGGCATAACGTGGCGGCTGGTGAGATTACTATACTGGACGGGGTCACTACTATTACCACCGTGACAACGGTACGCACCAATATTATTATGGTGACATTTGAGCCGGATCAGGTATTCACCGACCTACGTGTTCGCCTTGATAATGATGAGAACGAAGCAATAACAGTATCCTACATTGCGGCGGGTGACTTTATCGATGTGCCAAACGGTGGCGAGCAGGGCGGCTATGCCCGCAATTGGTTAGCGCGACCGTTTAAGAATAAATCAGCAGCCGGTAAAAATGCAGCCCCCACTGCTGTGATTAGGAACCGGGCACCGCTCAAGGGTACGCTACAAATTGCTAATGCCTCGACAGTGTTTAGCCGTGGCGATTGGCAAGAGTTTTACGATTACGCAGAAAGCTCCCCGTTCTTTATTCGTGAGGTTGATAGCCTACCAGAATCGACGGTTATGGCGTTTGAGCCAAAACTAGAGGCTCCAAAGGCTCACGGGGCAACTAGAGCGCTAGATAAACTATCGCTAAAATTCAGCGTCTATAACGGGCTTTAACATGTCAAGTTTTGAAACTACAAAATCGCAATTTGTGCAGGATCATTTTGAAATTATAGCGATTGATTTGCCCGCCGTGACTGGCACTTGCACGTTTGAGGGGGGCAGTGGTTACGGCACGCCCAGGACTTGCGACCAGGCGACCAACGCCACCGCGACGTATAAATTTACCAACGACGATGCGCCATTGCTGCCGCATAACACTGGGGCGGAGGCAGGGGGCATTTTTAGGTGCATCAAATCAATATCGGAAACACCCACAAAGATTAAGCCGGGAAAAGGCTTGGCAGCCCGTGGCACGCTATCGATTAAGTTCACCGATTTTTTAGGCGACCCGAACCCCGATGCCCCAGGCGTAACCGACGATGTAAAGGCGCAAGGTACGTTTTTCGGTAAGCTCGCAGCACGTAACAACCTAGTAAATGCAGAACTTAGGCTTAGGCTTTACCGGGTAGAGTTCGGCGGCGGCGTTGATATACCCAATGGCGACGAAAAACGAACGTACATTATTAGCTCAATTACTAATGATGGTCGCGGCGTATGGACTATAAAAGCCAAGGATCAATTATCAGTTGTAAACTTTGATGATTATGAATGGCCACCCGCTAATGACTACAGTATAAAAAACGATATTACCAACAGTGTAACTACCTTTGCAGTATCGACAACCTCCATAATCGCGGCTGGTAACATTATCCGTATTGGCGAAGAGCTGATGAAGGTATCGAGCGTGGCCAATATAGGCACGGCCTCGGCCACTATAACGGTGGGCACCCGTGGCAATGACATATCGAAAACGAATTTTTTATCTAAAACGACAAAGGACGAGCACGACGCAGGCGACGAGATTTTTATTTGTGATTATAACGATGACGAGCGAATCGACGCATTTTTAAAGCGTGTGTTAATTGCCGCTGGCGTGCCCACTGGCTTGATACCTATAGCTGATTGGATTATCGAGCTAGACCAATGGCTAGCGGGAATCACGCTTAATACTATCTGGACCGAAGCCGACGATGTTACCAAAGTAGTTTCTAGTGTATTAAACGATTTCCTTTTGGATATGTGGTTTGATCCCGTTGATGAAGAGGTGAAGCTATCGGCTATTAATGTCTGGAAGTCTTCAAGCCGGGTGCTTACTGAGGGTGTAGAGATCGATTTTAAAAGCATTAAGGTGGTGCCGGTCGAAGAGTTGCGGGCCTCCAGAGCGGTGGTGGTATACAACAAGCCAAATCTTACGGCCAGTGATGACCTACCAAGCTTTACCCGGGTGTCAATATTCACTGACCCAACGCTAGAGACAGCCGACGAATACGGCAAACCAAAAGCTAAGACGTTCCAGTTCTCGCACGCACTTACGAAGGTAAGCGCAGACGTATTGGTGCAACGGTACGTGTCGCGGTTTGGGCAAATGCCATTAAAATATAAATGGAAAACACAAGAGCGCAACCTTGTCTACAAGACCGGCGACATTGTAAATATAAACTCCGATGAAAAACAGGGTTACGATGGGCTGCCAGACGCATCCATAAGAGCGCAAATACTAGCGATTAAGCCAAGTTATTCAAAGGGGCGCGAGTATGCCGTTGAAGCGCTAACCTTCGAGTCTGCCATTGATACAACGCCAGGGGCACCACCTAGCGGATCGTTTACGCTTATCGGCAATATTATCGAGGCTAATTTATTTGTGCAGGCAGGCGCACCGGGTATAGCGGTTGATGTTACTTTTATTCTCGATGCCGCTACCGTAAGTAGCACTAGTGTTGATATAGCTTCCATTGTTGCCGGTGCGTTTGTGGCCGGCTCAACCATTACCATCATTATGATTAACGGCACCGATTGGCAGGGCAAAGGCGGCAGGGGCGGCTCCACTTCTGACGGTTACAGCGGGCTAGGTGTTAATGTTGTTGAGTCAGAATATGGCGGTCTGTGCTATGACGCGCAAGGCGTTACCACTGATATTTATTTCAGCGGTGCAGCGCCGGACGCCCATACAGCCGATGGTTATTTGAGAGCTCCCGGCGGCGGCGGCGGTTACGGCGGGTACTGGGAATCGATACCTCCAAAAGCCAAACCCCTCCACGGGGGGGCGGGCGGAGGCGGCTGCGGCATTAATGTCGGCGTGGGCTTTGTGGATGGTGACACGATCGGTAACGGCGGCGCAGGCGGTACGGGCAAA